GTTCGCGCTCCACCTGCTCCACCGCTCCACTCCTATAGATAGGGAGTGGAGCAGTGGAGCAGTGGAGCAGAAGCCCATTTGCTCCACTCAGGTGGCGCATTGCTCCACTCGTGCTCCACCTTTTGCGCCACTCGTGCCTATTCATCATCGGCACCAAACTCCGAGTGGAGCGGAATGCCGGGAACGACGTATTCCTTCTTCTTGCGACGCTCGTCCGGCTCGATCACGACGCGAAGGGCACCCTTCTTGATCCATGTCTCCAGCACCTTGCGGACCTGGGCCTTGCCGTCCTTGTCGGTGATGTCGATGTCGAGCACCTGCGCCACGACCTGACCAGCCCACTCCGGCGATTGCTGGTTCAGCTTCCAGCGACCGATGCCCATGCGGCTGATGACCTGATTGAGGTCGCCGGTGCTGACATCCTCGAAGGGATCGGGCCACTGCCACGGCGTGACGACGCCCATCGAGTCGCCGATGGTTCGGCCGGGGCCGTTCATGAGGGAGACGGATTCGAGGCGATACCACGTGCCGCGCTCGTCGGGCGGCGCGAGGTTTGCCTTGCCGTCCACGCTCTTGAAGTAGCGCCACGCCTCGTCCGGCTCGATGCCGGGCGCGGGCTTGGTCTTGCTCATGCGGTTGAGCACGCGCACCAGCCGGACGGCACCGATCAGGGCGACGCCGCCGCGCGCGTCCTCTGCGCTGACCTCGTTGCCGTTGGTCTTGCGGCTGTGGTGGACGAGGACGACAACGATCTGGCAGTCGTGGGCGAGCTTGGCCCAGCGCTTGGCGATGGCGTCGATGGCCATGTTGTCGTTCTCGGTCACCCGGTGGGATGACACGAACGGGTCGATGGTCAGGACGCGGATGTTGTGCGCGCGGATGTGCCGCTCCAGCGCCTCGAATACCGGCGCGTGAACGACGGTGCCGTCGCGCGTGGTCTCGGCGGTGATGAACGGCTCGGGGAAGTCGAGGCCGCTGTTGATGGCCATCCAGCCGCGAATCTCGTCGGCCGTGATGCCGTAGTGGCGGCACGCTGCGGTGAAGCGACGGCGCAGTTCGTCCTGCGAGTCCTCCAGGTTCAGCATCCAGACCCGATAGCGGTCTGCGCTGCCGGCGCTGTGCAGGAGCGGGCGTCCGGTGGCCAGTTCCAGCAGTTCTACAATGGTCAGGCTGGACTTCGCAGCGCCACCCACAGCCACGATGGCGGTAGCGACGCCCACGGGATAGGACTTGTTCCCGCCAAGGAATTCGCGCTGCGGGATGTCGGCATCGTCAGGCAGGTCGAACCACAGCGGCGCGAACTGCTCCTCTGCCTTCGTGGCTGCGGTCAGGTCTTCAGCTCGATCCTGCATCCACTCGCGGAACGCATCCGGCGTAAACCCTGAATCCGCCGCATCCCATCCGCCCGCATAGCCCTCGGTGCTGATGCGCGAGACGGAGCACTTGATCTCGGCCAGCGCGCCGGCCAACTTGTCCATCGCAACCGCGCCGGGTTCGTCGGCATCCGGCCACAGCACGACGGATCGCCCCGCAATGGCACCCCAGTCGGCCGTGAGCACGCTTTGCGCGCCGCCCGGCCATGTCACTGCCACCATGTCCGGCGCGAGCCTTCTGGCGGCGTCTGCGGCCTTCTCGCCCTCGACCACCAGCACGCGGGCTTCGGGTCTGGCTGCGAGATCGTGCAGGCCGTACAGCGGGCGCGGAGATTCGAATCCTTTGGCAACGTACCTGCCGCGCTCGTCGCTCCACGTCCACGGCACGAACTGCTTTCGCTTGCCGGGGATGTCGTAGCGGGCGACGTAACCGAGCACCACGCCATCGGTGTCTGCGTAGACCCAAGAGTGCGACGGCAGGCCGTACTCGGTGTGCTCCATCGACGGGACGATGGCGGATGCCGGCGCGCGTGGTCGGGTGGAGCGGATGACGACGTTGCTGCGAACGTGCAACGGCTGGCCGGTGATCTGCTCAAGCGCTGCGCCCTGGCTCAATCCGCCCTGCGCTGCGTAGAGGCTGATAAGGTCGTTGCCGCCGTCGCCGGTCGCAAAGTCCTTCCAGACGCCCTTGCGCAGGCTGATCTTGAGCGACATCCCCGGTTCGCCGCGCAAGCTGCCAACGCACCACTCATGCCCGACGCGGCGGCCGGCAGGGAACAGCGATCGGCACCACTCCTCGGAGTGCGCGAGCATGTCGGCCTTGACGGCCGCGAACAGGTCGGCGACTTCGGTCACGCCTGCGCCCTCTCCCGCGTGGCGTATCTCGCCCCGCCATTGATGGATCGCACCAGCCGCGCCCGCATCAGCTCCTCGCAGGCCTCCAGCACCTCGCCACGGGTCATGTGGCAGATGTGCATCAGGTCAACGCGGCGTGCGCTGGTGGTGCGCTGGAGGGCCGCCAAGACACGCTGTGCGTTGTCAGTCATGCCAGCAGCCTCCATGCTGCGGCTGCGCATTGCGGGACCTGGCCGTTGCGGATGGCGTCAAGGCGCTCCACCCCGTAGGCCAACCCATCATCCATTCCTCGAAACTCGCGCAACGCACCTTCCCAATCTCGGTGCCACGCAGCGGGTTGGAACTGCCGCCCCACTCGTCCAGCCTGCCCATAACGTGGTTCTGGCCGTAATTGCTGGTCCCGCTGGGCGTCGGTAGCGACGAGCCACAGCCGGTCTCGCCGATGCGGCGCGCCGACATCGGCAGCGCCCAGCACAGTCCATCGCGCGTCATACCCGAGCGCGGGCAGGTCACCGAGGACTCGTCCGAGTCCGCGAGTAACGAGAGCTGGGGAGTTCTCCACAAAGACGTGGCGCGGTCGAACCTCGCCAATGATGCGAGCGAACTCGGACCAGAGGCCGGAGCGTTCTCCGTCAATGCCAGCGCCCTTTCCTGCGACGCTGATGTCCTGACAGGGAAAGCCGCCAGAAACCACGTCAACACGTCCTCGCCACGGTCGTCCGTCAAAGGTCCGAACGTCATCCCAAATCGGGAAAGGCGGGAGAAAGCCGTCATTCTGTCGGGCGACAAGTACGCTTGCGGCGTAGGGGTCGAGTTCGACGGCGCAGACGGTTCGCCATCCGAGCAAGTGGCCGCCGAGAATGCCGCCACCAGCGCCTGCGAATAGAGCCAGCTCATTCATGCGGCCCTCTCTTTGCGCGGCCTACCCCTGCGCTCGACGCGCGGGATCGGCTTGGCTGGGCGAGCTGCGTACAGGGCGGCAATGCGCGCCCCTGGTTCATAGCTGGTGGTGCGTGCCAGCCCTCGCAGCAGCCGGTTAACCGACGCCTGCGTGAGACCGACGCGCTCTGCCAGTTCAACCTGCGTCCAGCCGTAGGCTTCGAGGACGGCGAGGGCCATGTGTTGAATCGTGGGTGTGCTCATGGTGCGGATGATCGCCCCGAAAATAATCTGCGTCAAGTGAAACAAAACAGTTGACGTGCTGAAACGGTGGCGTATAGTTCTCTCCATCGCCGCACCACGCGGCACCTGATGGAGACGGACATGCTGAACCACCTCGAAGTCATCCGCCGCGCCCTGATCCTCGAAGGGATCGCCCGCGAGTTCAGCCGCATGGACGGCACCTACCAGTACCAGATGGCCGACACGATCGATTCGTCCATCGACCCGCGCGCTGCCGAATGGTTGGCGATCAACTGGGAATTTCCGATCGCCCGCTAGCCCTCCCACCCCACGCGCCCCGCGAGGGGCGCAGGAGACACGCACATGAACCTCGACCCGCAGTTCATCCAAGGCCCCGACGGCCTGACCCCGCGCGACAGAAAGGAGCTGGACGGCATGACCAGCGCGGCGCTGGCAGCCAAGGCCAACGCCCGCCCGCGCGACTGGAGCCGCAGCGCATCGCGCGCCGAGGGCCAGGACATCGCCAAGGCAGCCGCACGACGCGCCTACGCACGCAAGGTGCTGGCTGCGCGAGGGGTGGCCGCATGAGCACCTACGCCTACTGCCCGCAGACCGCTGAGGACTTGGACATCATGCGCCGCATGGACCCGGCTACCCGCGCCAGCTACGCGCTGGGCGAGGTCGGCGACCACATCACGACGCGCGTCGAGGCAAAGCGCGTGCGCCGCGACGATCTCGGCATTGCCTGCCGCGCGACGGTCGGCCTGCCCGACGAGGTGCGCAGCAGCGTCTTCTCGTGGGTGATGGCGCGCGCCAACGCCCGCACCGCCGCCGCCGATCTGGCAAAGGCAGAGGAGGCGATCCTGTGAGCGAGATCGTCCAGTTCCCCGCCCGCATGCCGCCCGACCCGAATGGCGAACTGCGCGCCGCGCTTGCCGCCTGCGACATCCTGATGCGCTGCGAGGCCCAGGCCATGACGGCCGGCGTGATCGCGCGCAACGCACGACTGAAAGCCGCATGCCTGTTCGCGCAGGACGCAATCCAGCGCGCACGCAGCATCGCAGAAGAAGCATTCACCAACACCACGCCACCGAAGGGGGCCGCATGAGCAACGTCCACCGCCTGACCGAACTGCCCAAGGTCCGCCGCCACGGCACCGTGCGCTGCGAGATCGACGCAAGCATCCCGATCCGCGAACTGCACGCCGCCCTGGCCTACAGCGGGCTGATCCTCACGCACAACACGATCCTGCGCATCGAGCGCAAGCGGAGCGACACGAAGTGAACGCACAAGCCAAACAACCGCAACTGACGGAGGACCAGAAAAGCCGCATCCGCGACCGCGCCGAATGGGCGTACATCGTGGACGGTGACCAACATTGCCCCTACGGGGTAGGCACGCCGGAAGCCGAGCAATTCCGGCAGTTCATCCGCGAACTTCAGGACGGCGACCGATGAACCAAGAGCAGCTTTGCGAGCTGCTCAGCTATGACGCAGAGACGGGCCGGCTCTTCTGGCGACGATCTGGAAAGGGGCGAAACTTCGGCGTTCCAGCGGGAGCGACTAACAGTCTTGGCTACACGCAGATCGTGATCGGCGGCCGAATCTTCCTTGCTCACCGGCTCGTCTGGCTGATGCATTACGGCTCCTGGCCGGCCGGGATGATTGATCACATCAACGGCGACAGGGCAGACAACAGATTGCCGAACCTGCGCGATGTCACGCCATCACAGAATCGGCAGAACCTGCGCAAAGCGCAGACCAACAACAAAGCCGGTCTCCTTGGCGTCTACGTCGGTGGCAAGCGATACAGGCACCCGTGGAAATCGACCATCGCCGTAGACGGAAGAGAAACATACCTTGGACACTTCGCAACAAAAGAGGAAGCACACGCCGCATACGTATCTGCAAAACGAAAACTACATTCGCACTCTGAAATATGACATCCAATAGGTGAACCGATGACCTCATTCATTCTGCCAAAGCCGTCTGAGTCCTCCGGCGATTTCGAGCGGTGCCCTGAAGGCACGCACGTAGCCCGGTGCATTTCCATTGTTGACATGGGCATGCAGACCGTTGCCTACAACGGCGAGGAGAAGACGGCGCACAAAGTCCACGTTGCGTTTGAACTGAGCAACGAACGAGACAGCAGGGGCCGACCATTCATCGTCTCAAAGCGCTATACGGTGTCGTTGCACGACCGTTCCACGCTTCGCAAAGACCTGGAGAGCTGGCGCGGCAAGTCTTTTTCCAAGGAGGAGCTTGCAGCGTTTGACCTTGCCAAGCTGATCGGCGTCTCCTGCATGGTGACGGTCAAGCACTCAACCCCCGTCGGCTCGGATCGCACCTACGCGAACATTGCGGCCATTTCTGGCCTGCCCAAAGGCATGCCTCAGCCGCCCGCTGCAGATGCCGATCCGCTCGTGTTCACGCTGGGCGACCCGTGGAACCGTGACGCCGTGCCGGAGTGGCTGGCGTCGAAGATCAACTGGGGCGGTGCGCAGGCCAAGCCGGCTGCCGCCCCCGCGCCGACCCGTCAGCCTGCGCCGGCACAGCGGCCCGTGCAGCGTGCGCCGGAGCCGGTGACGATCGAGGAAGAGTTCAGCGACGAGATCCCCTTCTGATGTCGCCCATCATCGGCAGCACCCGCCCCGCCGACCAGCCTGCCACCGTTCGCGGTGGCGGCAGGCCGCAGGCGTACAAGGATGCGGCAGGCAAGCGCCTGCCGTCGGTGACCACGGTTCTCGGGAGGTTTAAGGACAGCGGCGGCCTGATCCGCTGGGCATTCGAGCAAGGCAAGGCAGCCGAGCGCGGCGAGATCAACGACCTGTACGACAGCCGCGATGAGGCTGCCAACATCGGCAGCATCGTCCACGACATCGCCGAGAGCACCATCGCGCGCAACGACGAGGAACTGGCTGCGCTGATGGCGAAGGTCTCGGCGCTGACGGACGAGCAGCAGGCGATGGTCCGCAACGGAGTCCAGGCGTTTGCGTCGTGGTTCGACGGCTCGCGCATCGTCGTGCAGGAGACGGAGACGCCGCTGGTGAGCCAGGAGCTTGGCTTTGCCGGCACGTTCGATGCGTTGGGCCGGGACTCGGCGGACAGGCTGGTACTGCTCGACTGGAAGACCAGCGCAGGCGTCTACCCGGAATACCTCGTCCAGCTCGGCGCATACGCAATGCTGCTGGAGGAGCGCGGCGACGTGGTGGAGGAGGCGCACCTGTGCCGGTTCTCGAAGGAATTCGGGAACTTCAGCCACCACCAGATTACCGGCCCCATGCTCTCCGTCGGCCGCGCGCAGTTCCTGCTGCTGCTGGAGGCGTACAAGAACGACTCGCTGCTGAAGCGGATGGTGAAGTGACGCAACGCCAGGACATCAACACCGTCGCCCTGTTCAGTGACATCCCGTCGGATTACCGCATCAGCGGTCTGGCCTTCAGGCTGGCATGGACGCGCGACCGAGTGGCGCGGTTTGGGAAGGGTCGGTATGCGCGGTCGGTGGACGGCGACTGGTACAAGGTCGAGCACGACCAGATGCGCCCGGTGTGGGCCGACGAGGTCGAGACGCGGCTGCTGGTGAGCGGGGCGCGGGAGATCACGCGATTGTTGGAGGACCGATGACTACAGACACTCGCCCCCTCTCTGAGCGCGTCGCCGACATCCTCGCGACGGAGGACTGTGTGGTGACGCCGCTGTTGAGGGAGGCCATGAGCGAACTCGCCGACCGCGACGCGCAGATCGAGATGCGCGGGAACATGATCCGGCAGTTGGAGGGGTACATCGACGGCTTCAAGACGCAACTTGAAGCCCTCGGCGCGGAGGTGCGGGCGCTGCGGGAGGAACGTGATCTGCTGGTCATTAACTACGCCAACGACGGCGTGCTCGCGCAGAACGAGCGTGACCGCGCATGGCAGGCGCTCCGCGATTGGTGCGACGGCACGCCGGAGCAGTGGCAAAAGCGCGTCGATGCCGCGCCGCGCATCTCGGTCAACGGCGGCTCGCAGGTGAGCATCGGCGGGGTGGTGATGATTGATGTGGAGGGGAGACGGTGAACGGCTGGGTCTACATCAATCTCTACCGCCTGAAGTCCTCGCCTGCCGTTGTGTACGCCTTTGCCAACAAGGACGCGGCACAGGCCAAGGCGCGGCGCGATCAGCGCAACAACGACCTCATCTACGTGCGAACGGCGCGCGTCAAGGTTCCGCCTCTGTGATCCACTACCACGGGTCTCCATGCACGCCCAACGCGGCCGCGTTGCAGCTCTACCGCGCGCGGCACGCCTGTGTGTCGTTTGCTCGGCCGGACCAACTTAGTCTTATCGCCGAGGTTGCGCAGTCGTTCATTCTCGACAACGGCGCTTTTGCCGCGTGGAGCACTGGGCAGGAACTGGATGTGGAGGGCTACGCAGAGTGGGCGCGCGAGTGGGTTCAGCACCCTGGCTTCGACTGGCTGCTGATCCCCGACGTGATCGACGGCACCGAGAACGACAACGAGGGGATGCAGTCGCGCTGGTTCAAGATTGCACCGGACTTGTGGAAGCACAGCGTCCCGGTCTGGCACCTGCACGAGAGCATCGACCGGCTGGCCTACATGGTCAGCGCGTGGCCTCGCGTGGCGTTGGGCAGTTCCGGCGAGTATGCCGACCCAGAGACGCCGCGCTGGTGGTCTCGCATTGCGGAGGCTATGAGCGTGGCCTGCGACGACCGAGGACGGCCGAAGTGCCGCCTGCACGGGCTGCGCATGCTGTCGCCGACGATCACGTCGCATTTGCCGCTGGCAAGCGCCGACTCCACCAACGTCGCGGCCAACATTGGCATCGATTCCCGATGGACTGGAGCATACCAGCCGGCAAGCAAGGGAGTCCGTGCGCTAGTGCTTGCTGATCGCATTGAGTCTCACGCATCGGCCGCCCGATGGACGGGCAGCGCTGGCGTACAACGAAACCTGGACCTGTTGGGGTAGCTATGAAACACGCAGCACTGATCGCCCGCCTGTGCGAGGCGAGCGAGGGGATGCACAAGGACTCGCGCCCGTGATCCTCACCCGCGCGGAGGTGGTGGAGCCCGCTGTTCGGTGGCTGGACATCACGTCCGCCGCCGCCCGCCTGGGCATGACGCCCGAGGCCGTCCGCCGCCGCATCTACCGCACCCGTGCGTGGCGGCAAGGGATCGAGTGGGCCATGATCGAGGGTAGGGTCCGGGTGGACGTGGAGGCGGTCGGCAGGCTATGGGACGAGACAGCAAGGGCACAGCAGCGCATCGAGGCGTCCGGCCCGTTGGCGACGACCGCATCGAGGTCTACGGACAGCTCGATGGCAAGCGGTGGTCGCGCACCCTTCCCATCCGCCCCACCCCGGCTGGTCTGAAGCGGGCGGTTGCCGAGCGGGCGCGGATTGTTCGCGAGCTCGCCGGCAGCGCTGGACCCGCGCCGGCCACCTTCGCCGCCCTTGCCCAGCGGTGGCTGGACATCCGCAGGCGCGAGGTCGCGTTGTCCACCTTCACGTCCTACCGCGCCAGCCTGCAGCTCTGGACAAACCATCTGCACGCCGACCGCATTGACCAGATACGGGCGAGCCGGCTGCGCGAGGTGGACGCCCTGATCCCGTGGAGCAGCGAGAAGCAGCGCAACAACGCGCTCATCCCGCTGCGCGGCGTGTTCGACCTTGCCATCGATGACGACCTGATCGAAGGCAACTCGGCGCACCGGCTGCGGCAGCGCAAACACCAGCGGCCCGCCATTGACCCGTTCTCGGCGGCTGAGCGCGACCTGATCCTGAAGCACCTGCCCGACCGCTACCGGCCGTACTTCGTGCTGGCATTCGAGACCGGGGCGAGGACGAGCGAACTGCTGGCGCTGACGTGGGATCGACTGGACCTTGCGGCCGGCACGATGCGCGTTGAAACGGCCCGCGTGCGGGGCCAGGAGAAGGGCACGAAGACGGGGAGCGAGCGGGTGGTGCTACTGACGCCGGCCGCGCTGACGGCCCTTCGTGGGCTCCCTACGCGCTTTGCCGGTGGGCACGTGTTCGTGACGGAGCGCGGCCAGCCCTTCCAGAAGGCGAACCACATCAATCGACTGGGTTGGACGCCGGCACTGAAGCGCGCGGGCGTGAGGTGGAGACGCGCCTACAACTGCCGGCACACGCGGGCGTCGCTGGGTCTCATGGCGGGGCAGTCTCCGGCATTCCTTGCCGGTCAGCTTGGGCATTCCATTGCGGTGTTGCTGTCGCGGTACGCGCGGTGGATCAGCAGCGACGCGGATAGGGCAGAGATGGAGAAGATGGCGTGAATGCGGATGAAATGCGGATGAAACTCGCAAGCTATTGATTTTATTGGCGGAGCGGACGGGGCTCGAACCCGGGCCGAGGGGTCAGAGCGGCACAACGGGCCACCATGAGCCACGCAGAATCAAGAGCTTGCGTGGTGGGCACGGGCCCGATTCGGCATGCCGGGGCGCGAGTGCGGATGGGAAATGCGGATCAAACCCTGCTCGCACACCGCCACCGCGACGAGGTCGAGTCGGCTACTTCCCGACCCACCCCGTGTTGCCCGTGCCAGTCTGCTTGACGTACAGGCTGGTCGCAGCGCCACCGTCCGTTCGCAGGAACAGCGAGCCGATGGGGGCGGCCACCGCACCTTCAGGCGTGCCGGTGCCGGACATGATGCCGGGGGCGGCGGTCGTTGCACCGAAGTGGATGCGGCCTGCCGCCGTGACCAGGGCCAGCACGGTGCCGCTGACGTTCTGGATTTCAATCGCGTTGCCGGTCTGGCTGGTTGCGCCCTTGAGGACGAGAATCGAGTTTGCGTTACCCGCGCCGACGTTGGTGATCGTGGCGACGTTGCTGTTGTTGGTGATATCGTTGCCGAGGACGGTCTGCCCGTGCGTCGTGAGGTTCTGGTAGACCTCGGCCGCGCCGTCCTTGTTGACCTTCAGCAGGTACTGAGCTGCGGCGTTTTGCACCACGAAGGCATCGGCTGTCATGGCCGTGGTGGCCTGCACGGTCAGTGGCACGGAACTGGTTGACGGGTTGCTGATGTCGCCGATGATGAGGCCGTCCGACCCCCAGATTTCCTTCGTCACGGTGTCCATGACGATGGTGTTCGTGCCGCGCCCGGAGATGACACCCGTCGTCACGCCGTCGCCGCCCGTGTTGCCGTGGATCAGCGTGCGCGGCGAGGTGTTGGTGGTGAACACGACGCCATTGGTCGGCCCGTCGAACTGGTTCTGGACGATCTTGCTGCCGTCGCAGTTGTTGGTGATGCGGATGGCGGTCGTCGTGGAGCCGTTGAACTCGTTGTTCTCAATGACGTTTCCGGACACGCCGTCAAGCTGGATCGCCTCGGCGGAGTGGACGCCGAACCAGTTATGCCGGATCAGGTTGCTGTTCGCGCCGATGCCGCCCGAGCCCTCGAAGTAGATGCCGGTCGGCACGTTGCGGAACTGCGTGAGGCTGACCTCGCCATGGTAGTTCGGCGACGTGTTGCCGTAGATGCCACGCGCGCTGGCAGTCGTGAAGTCGCGGATGATGCAGTTCTTGACCCGCCAGAAGTAGGCACTGTTCAGCTTGAGCGCACCGGACTGACCGACAGCGCCGTTGCCGTACATCGACAGGTCTTCGATCGTGTTGAAGAACGAGCTGAACGAACCATCACCGTCACCGATGGTGAACAGGTAGCCCGTGCCGGTGAAGTTCAACTTGGTCGCGCCGGGCGAGTCGCCAATGATGCGCAGGCCGAACCCGTCGGGCGTCTTCGGGAACGTCAGGCCGGATGCGATCTTGTACGTGCCCTTCGGCACCAGCAGCGTTCCTCCGGTCGTGCCGAGCGCGTCGAGCGCATCCTGGAATGCGTCTGCGCTGTCGGCAACGCCGGAAGCGTCCGCGTCGTAATCCAGCACGGAAACGGAATTGGGGCCTGCGTTCGCCTTGTACGAGATCGGCCCCCACACGGCGGCATCGTCGGCCGTCGTCAGGTACACGTCGCGATCGCCGTTCATGTAGATCGCCGCGAACTCGCCGTTCGCGTCCGCCACGACAGGGTTGTCGTGCTCGATGGTGCAGGCGGCGTCGGTGTAGATCGCCGCTTCGGTCAGGGAGCCGACCAGCGTGAAGGTGAGTTTGCTGCCCGGGCGGACCTTCCCCGCAGCGGTCAGCGGGCGGGCGCGGGGGAGGCTGAACAGTTCGGCCATTTCGTGCGTTCTCCGGGCAATAGAAAGCCATCCCCGCACGTGCGCAGGGGGATGGGCGGTCGGATCGGGTCAGCGCTTGGGGGGCTTCTTGCGAGGCTTGATGCGGGCGGCAGCTTCGGTCAGCGGCGGGACGACGGCTTGCTGCGCCTGGCGCGCGGCTCGTCCCTGTTCTTGCAGTTTTACTGCCTCTTGAAGAATGCCGCGCCCGATGTTCCCGATCGGCAGATTGTTGCCAAACTTTTCGAGCAACGCCATCAGTCGGGGGGCGCTGTCCGAGCCGGTAAACCTTCCGCTCGGCATGACGCGGGTGGTCTCGACGGCAGTACGCAGTGCGCGGAGTTGCCTCAATTCCTTGGTCGTGAACATCTCGGCAAGCATGCCGTCAGCATCCAGCGTGTCGAACTGGTCAATGAACGCCTTGCCGTTGAACTGAGACCCGCCCGCCGTGTTTTCCGTCCCGTCGCCTTTTGACCCCATCGCGCGCTCGCGCAGGCGATTGATGACGCCGCCGCGCACGTCGCGCCACGCCTGCAGTCCTTGCATGCGAGTCTTGGCGGTGCCGCCAGTCAGCAACGAGTGCCGCAGCGACGCAATCTGTTCCGCAGACCCGCGCAGCACGGTGTCGATGGTGTCTTCGAGCGCGACGCGGCGGTCGAGCGACCCGCGCTTCTTGTTGGTCAGGCGATCGATCAGCGACTGGTTTGTGAATTCCTGCTTCATTGCGCGCCACGCAGCGCGCGCGGGGCGATACGGGCCGTCCGCGCCATCAAGGATGACATCGATGACCTCAACGGCCTTGCCGGCAAAGTGACCGGCCCTGCCTGGCTCTCGTGATGCCGCAGAGGCTTCGCTTCGCAGTATTTCCAGATCGTTGATGGAGATCGGGCCTTCCTTTGCGCCCCGATAAGTGTCCAGCCGGCCGCGAATCCATCCTGCGTTGGCGTCGTTTGCCGGCGTCTTGAGCCACTGTTCCAGCGCAGTGACCTCGACCGGTGCAGCCAATCCGCCCTGCTCTCGCGCCTGTATGTATAG